ATTGGATTGGTTTCAGTTCGTGCGGATCTTACATACCAACAAGGTCTTCGTAAGATGTGGTCTCGTTCTACTCGTTATGATTTTTATTTCCCTGCTTTTGCTATGCTTGGTGAGCAAGCTATTTTGAATAAGGAAATTTATGTAAAGGGTGATTCTAATGACTCTAATGTTTTTGGTTATCAAGAGCGTTGGGCTGAGTATCGTTATAACCCTTCTCTTATTACTAGCCTTTTCCGTTCTACTGCTTCTGGTACTTTGGATGGTTGGCATTTGGCTCAGAAGTTTACTTCTTTGCCTACTTTGAATGATACTTTTATTAAGGAGTCTCCTCCTGTTGATCGTATTTTGGCTGTGGGTGCTGCTGCTAATGGTCAGCAATTTTTGTGTGACACGTTTTTCCGTAATCGTGTTGCCCGTCCTATGCCTATGTATTCCGTTCCAGGACTGATTGATCATTTCTGATTGTTTTTTTTTATGCCTTGGTCGATCCCGATAGGGATTGACTAAGGAGAAAGGTTTTTCGTGAGAGATTTAATTGGTTTTGTTTCGTTTGTTTTGGCTGTCTTTATGATGGTTTATCTCATTCAACAATTTATTCCTGTGGGGTGATTTATGTTTGGTATTGATGATGCTGCTGCTGCTACTCTTGGTGCCGGTGCTCTTGGTTTTATTGGTGGTCAGTTGACTAACGATCGACAAGCTGATACTGCTTCTTCTAATAATGCTTGGTCTGCTCAACAATATGCAACTCGTTATCAAACGCAAGTTGCTGATTTGAAGGCTGCCGGTCTTAATCCTATGTTGGCTTATTCTCAGAGTCCCGGTTCTGCTCCTTCTGCTCAGGCTGTTCAATTTCAGAATCCTATGTCTTCTGCCGCCGATGCTATTCGTTCTTCTGCCGGGGCTGTTCATAACATCGCTTCTGCTGATCAGGCTACTAAACAAGGTAATTTGATTGATGCTACTGTTGAGAAGACTAAGAAAGAATCTCGTAATCTTGATTCTGAGGAACAGCGATTGAAAGCTGTTTTTGTCAATTTGACTGAACAATCTGCTCTTTTGGCTCAACAGACTCAGTCTGAAACTATTCGTCAAAAAGTTTTGACTCAGACTGTTGAAAAGATGTTTCTTGAGAATATCATTACTCGTGAAGATGTTAATGCTATTAAAGCTACTGGTTCTATTGGTCGTATTGCTCGTGAGTTGAAGCCTACTTCTGATATGGCTACTGATTTGATTGATGCTTTGAAAGTTTGGAAGTCTAAGTCTCGTAAAGAGACTGGTACTAATTATGATCGTCAGGGTAATCCCTCTGGCGGTTTTTCTCGTGAAACTATTGAAAGGTAACTATGTCTGTTTTTCTTCGTACTCCTTATAACTATGACGTTAATGAAGCGTCTGATTTTTCTGCTTTGTTTTGTGAGGATCCTTCACTTGCTCAGCAACACGCTAAAGACGAATGTGATATCAACACTATCGTTAAGCGTTTTGGCCTTACTGGTGAGCTTCCTAGTGGCGTTCGTGCCCCTACTTATGGGGACTTTACAGACGCTACTGATTACCATACCGCTTTGAATGCGGTTATTGCCGCGGATGCGGCTTTTATGCAGCTTCCTGCTGATATTCGTACTCGTTTCAACAATGACGCTGGAGCGTTTGTTGATTTTGTGTCGGATGACAACAATCGTGCCGAGGCTGAAAAGCTCGGCATCGTATCTGTCAAGGAATCCTTGACTATTCCCAACCCCGCACCTGAAGGTGGCGGGGTAGCACAGTCTTCTACTTGATGTTAACTGTGCTAGGTGACACCTTTTTTTTAACGACTGGAGAATTTTATGAATCCGCTGAAACGTCAACATGTATCTAAATACAAGTCTGCATCTAAGTTCCGTAAGCATGCTTCGCATACTAAGAGTGCCAATTTGGCTCCTCCCCCTATGCGTGGTGGTTATCGACTGTAAGTCATGGCCTGTTTCCATCCGTTACAGGCATATCAATGCGCGGATGGTTCTATCATTTTTAGCGAGAGGAAAGGGGACGTAATTCGTTCTCTTTCTTTACCCTGTGGTCAATGTCGTGGGTGTCGCCTTGAGCGTAGCCGCCAATGGGCGGTACGCTGTATGCATGAAGCAAGTTTGCATGAGCAGAATTGCTTCATTACTCTTACCTATGATAATGATCATTGTCCGACTGATCGGTCGTTAAATTATGGTGATTTTCAGAGGTTTATGAAACGCTTTCGTAAGCGTTTTAAGGACTCTACTATCCGTTTTTATATGGCTGGAGAATATGGTGAAAAGTTTGAACGTCCACATTTTCACGCGTGTATTTTTGGGTTTAATTTCCCTGACCTTACACTTTGGAAACGTACTCCTTCGGGTGCTCTTATTTATAGGTCAAAATCCTTGGAAGATCTTTGGCCTTTTGGTTATAGTTCCGTTGGTGATGTCACTTTTGAGTCCGCTGCTTATGTTGCTCGCTATGTAATGAAGAAACGCACTGGTAAGTGCATTGGAGATCATTATGAGACAACTGATATGGAGACTGGAGAGATTAAGGAACGTGTTCCTGAGTTTAATCGTATGTCTCTTAAGCCCGGTATTGGATATGGTTTTTATGAGAAATTCACATCTGATATTTATCCCCACGACTATGTCGTGATTAATGGTCGTGAGACCCGTCCCCCTAAGTTTTATGACAAGAAATTTGCCGATGACTTTCCTGAAGCCTTTGAAGCCTTGCAGTTTCAAAGATTTGTGGATGCCGTCGACCGTTTCGACGACAATACCGATGAACGGTTATGTGTTAAGGAACAGGTTTTGGAAGCAAAATTTTCTCGATTGAAACGTCACATTGAATAGGAAAATACAATGACTGATTCTGTCCAAATTATCGCTATTCGCGATATAGTTCACGCAGCTAAGTTGCTAAAGCTTCTTAAAGCAAAAGAAGCTTTGGTGAGTTCGCAACTTGAGTTTGTTCGTAATTATTTGAAAGAAAACGCATGATTAATGTTATTTGTTCCGTTAAAGATCGCGCTGCTGATGCTTTCGGTCGTCCTCTGTTTGTTCCTTCTGTTGGTTTGGCTATTCGTTCTTTTACTGATGAAGTCAATCGTTCAGCTGATGAGAATCAGATGCATCATCATCCTGATGATTTTGATTTGTATGAGCTTGGTACCTTTGATGACAATACTGGTATTATCGAGTGCCACGTGACTCCTAAGCAACTTGCTTTGGGTAAACAGGTTAAGGTTTAACTTTCGGGGCTTCGGCCCCTTTTTTTGGAGTTTTTTTTATGCATCGCAATCAATCGGTGTCTACACACCAATTCGCTATGATCCCGCGCGCCGAGATCCCTCGTTCTAGTTTTAACATTGAGACTGCTCACAAGACTACTTTTAATGCTGGTGATCTTGTTCCTATTTATGTTGATGAAGTGTTGCCCGGTGATACTTTTAATTTGCGCATGACTGCTTTTACTCGTCTTGCTACTCCTCTTTATCCAACTATGGATAATTTACATTTGGATTCTTTTTTCTTTTTTGTTCCCAATCGTTTGCTTTGGTCTAATTGGCAAAAGTTTATGGGTCAACAAGATAATCCTGGTGATTCTATTTCTTATGTTGTTCCTACTACTACTACTCCTGCTAGTGGTTATGCTGTAGGTTCTATTTTTGATTACATGGGGTTGCCAACTGTTGGTCAAGTTGGTTCGGGTAATACTGTTTCTCATTCTGTTCTGCATTTGCGTGCTTATAACCTTATTTACAATGAGTGGTTTCGTGATGAAAACCTTCAAAATTCTGTTACTGTAAATAAAGGTGACGGTCCTGATACTTATTCAGATTACGCTTTGCTTAAGCGTGGTAAACGCAAAGATTATTTTACTGGTGCTTTACCCTGGCCTCAGAAGGGTACTTCTGTTGCTTTACCTTTAGGTACTTCTGCGCCTGTTGCATTTAATGGTTCTGTTGGTGTTAGTTCTGGCGCTACTATGAATCTTGGCGCTTATTCGACTTCTTTAGGTCGTAATGTGACTTTCGAGACTCAAACTGCTACTGCCGGTAATAATTTGGATGTTCGTTCTGTTGATAGCCTTCCTGCGAATGCGTTATTTGCTGATTTAAGTACTGCAACTTCTGCAACTATTAATCAGTTGCGTCAGTCTTTCCAGATTCAAAAGTTGCTTGAAAGGGATGCCCGTGGTGGTACTCGTTATACTGAGATTATTCGTAGTCATTTTGGCGTTATTTCTCCTGATGCCCGCTTACAGCGTCCTGAGTATCTTGGTGGTGGTTCTACACCCATTCAGATTAACCCCATTGCCCAAACTTCGGGCACTAACGCGTCCGGTACGTCAACTCCGCTTGGTAATTTGGCAGCTATGGGTACTGGTCTGGCGCATGGCCATGGGTTTACCCAGTCTTTCACCGAACACGGTGTCATCATTGGATTGGTTTCAGTTCGTGCGGATCTTACATACCAACAAGGTCTTCGTAAGATGTGGTCTCGTTCTACTCGTTATGATTTTTATTTCCCTGCTTTTGCTATGCTTGGTGAGCAAGCTATTTTGA